CCAAGCTTGAAATTGCCGCCCTCGATGCGCCCCTCGGGGTAAAGCTCGGTACAAAGACTTTCGGCATGCGGAGCTAAGCGCTGCTTCAGAGCGCGAATCTCCATGCTCACTTCACTCGGCTCAGAAGATCAGGGCTCGTTGCCCTGGAGCCGCACAGCTGTTTGATCCCGCTGTACCGGGGGCTGATGCTTTGCCATCCCGAGTCAATGGCAATCTGGACCGCCTTGTCCCAGTCCTGCAGCCCCGCATCTTTGAGAGCGTTGAACTGCAGGATTGCGTTGGTCAACTTCTTTTTGCTGACCGTGTGTCCCCGACCGATACGGTATTGAATCCAAGCCGCAAACGCATCGCGTGGAACGCCAGCTGGGGTTTTCCCAATCGCCGCCGCAAGGCTGGCCCCTTTTGTCTTAATATTACTTTGTTCTTGTAATATTCCTTGCTTTGTACCGGCTTTTCCCAGATCTGGTTTTTCTAGATCTGGTTTTTCCGGGATCTGGTCGAGAACGTCCCAGTCCCAGGCGACCACCTTGCCGTCTTTGCGTTGCGACGCTCGGCGGATGTACCCGGCTTCCGTCAGGCAGCGTGTTATTTTCGTGACGCGCTCGTTGGTCACGCCAAAGTGCTGCGCGATGGCAGCGTTGGTGACTTGCCAGTCTTGCGGGTGACTAAGTAAATAGCAAAGGACGCCGAGAGCGTCAGGGGTGAGACCGTCTTGCCGTTTTTTTCCGCCGCCGCCCTGCAGGGTCGAATTGGGGATGACCGTGTAGTCGACGGCGTGCGTTGTGCGGTAAATCATAGACCACTCCGTGGATTGCCGAGTGGTGATCCTGCAATTAAATCATGCGTAATGCAATCCCTAGCTCCGAATAGTTATTAAATGGCGATGTCAAGAGCCTACAAAGTGCGCATGTAGCAAAATCATGCACGTCTGATAACTGGAAAAATTATTCGGACAATGAAATATTTGCCGAATCCGAAGGAGCTATTAGAAATTTGCACTCAGCCGCGCAAATGCGGTTGTGTTCGTGGATGTACACAGGGTACGGTTGTCATTCTCGCATCTCGCGAGTGAACGTTGGGGACAACAAATGATGACTAAAGAGGAACGGGCGGCTTGGATCGCCCAGGCTTTGGAGCGCGCAGGAATTGCCCTGTACGGGCGAGCGTCTCGGATCTCCAAAGACTTGGGCTGCGCCAAAGCAGCGTCCACCGGATGGCTAAACGGCTCGTTGCCACGGGATATGGAACTAGCTTTTCGCTTTGCGGATTTCTACGAAATTGACATACGCGAGTGGGTCACTGGGGAAAAAACGAAAGCGGGATCCGGAGCCGGTCGTAGCGAGGTCGCTGACGCAATTCGTTTGGTGAAGCGTTTCGAGGCTGACACCGAAATCGGATGGGGCGTCGATGACTTTGTCGATCAGGTGATGACCGTCCTCGATGACCCGAAATATCAACAACGTTATCTCGCGGATGTTGTGTCGTTCCTCGAAAAAACTAAAACAAAAAAAGAACGGGGGGAGTAGTAAGCAGTGGGAGTAAGCGAGCGATTTGAACAGTGGAGCCTTGAGCGTGGTCTGAAGCCCACCTCTGCCCCGGCATTTACGTCAAACTTTGCGATTTACAGTTACCTGACTGATCGCCTTACCTACCTCAACCTCGACGGGCAGGAATTTTCCGATCCGCCGCCCAGCATTCTGCGCACAGATGACAATTGCATCCCGTACTTGAGGGCTGACGATTTTTACCCTCGTTTGGTTCTCGATACGTTTAGCCGCATGAGATTCGCGCTCGAAAGGGAGTCCCGAACGGATTTACACACAAAGATTGTGTCGATTCGTGGGTGGCGGTACCGGCTGGGCGCTTGGATTACTAGCACTGAACGACACGGAAGAATTTGTGTTTACACTTGCAGCCAAGCAGCGGAACAGCCAAACGACCACAGGTGGCACAAGCAATATTTTGATGCGTGGTTCACGGCGCAGATTCGCGAGCCAGATCCACGCTTTCAAAAAGACGAGATGTGGGTCGCCGACTACAAGGATCGAGATCGAGAGGAATTTCTGGCTACCTGCGTCAGAAAGACGCCGAAGGGAAAAAAGCCAATCGTGCATTTGATGGAACAAGTCCTTGAGCCGGGCATTCTGCAAGTGTCAGAGATGCGATTCGGTTCTCCTCCCTGCCGGATCACCCTGTTCCGCGTGCCATCGATGGAGCTGGTTTTCACGCAACGCACCAAACTAGTCAATTAAATTTGGAATTTAACGATTTCAAATGAATATATTGATTGCATAACTAACTTAATGGTGACATTCTAGGCGGAACCCACGGAGGTTCTGCTATGGAAGTCACCCGCGCCCAGATCTGGGCAACCCTTTCTCAAGTCAGCGATGCTGGTGTCGCGACCGAAAAATTCGGTGGCATAACCTACGTCAAGTGGATGGCGGCACACGCCACCATGATGTCGCACTTCCCGGAATACACCTGGGAATTCCTACTCGATGACACCGGGCGCTCAGCCCACTTCTTCCCTGACGGCACCGCTGAGGTGCGATGTCGAATCGCAATTGGCGATCACTCTCACGTCACCACCCTTCCGGTTTACCAGAAGACCGGCAAGGCTCAAGTCAATCCAGACGCCAACCAAGTAAATACTGCTAAGCAGCGCTGTCGCGTCAAAGCGATGGCGGAATTTGGTTTGTTCCAGCACATGTGGAGCGAGATTCCGGCGGAAGAATTAAGCGATTCTTCAGAGCCTGTTGTAGAGGCTGCGTCAGCGCTTGCAGACGCCTACCAGCTGCATCGAAACGAAATGCTGCAAGCGAAAAGTAAGCAAGCAGCCGCTGCAAAGTGGACCAAGTTCAAGAAGCATGTAGCGGCTTTGCAAATGGACTGCTCAGAAGACGACCTAAAAGCGGTCCACGCGCAGTACCTCGCAGACTTTGCGGAGGTGTCGGCATGATCGCCCATCAACAAGGTGGCGCGAAATGGCGCTACATCCGCGCCGGGCAAATAAACTGCAGCCCATCTGCCGTATGGGAGGGGGAACACAAATACACGACACCCGCGCAAGTGGTCCGGCAAGAAGTGCGTGCGCTCGTGGATACGCGAACTGATCTCGACGCGCCTGATGAGTTCAAAGAAAACGCGGCAGTAAGGTGGGGTAGAGACACCGAATCAACTGCAGTCGAGTGGTACGAGCAGCACACTGATTCCACCGTCGAGATAACAGGATCTGTCGCACATCCGGAATATCCGTTCCTGCGTGGGTCTCCAGACGGGCTGATCGGTCTAGCGGGTGGCTTGGAAGTCAAGTGCCCCTTCAATACAGACAAGACATATAGCATCTGGGACGAAGACAAGCGCATGTACCTGTGGCAAGTCCGCGCGGTCATGGAGGTCTTCGATCTGGAGTGGGTCGACTTCCTCTGCTACATCTCACCAGACATCTTCCATATTGATCGTGTCGAGCGACAACACGGATGGCTCGAAGAAGAAGTGTCCGGGAAGTATTTGCCGCAGCCCAGAGCATCAAAAGTTCGACGCATCGATCTTTGGCACGCGTGGTACAACCACATTCAGAATGAGTTCCAAGATCTGGAACTACGGGCGGCTCACCTAGCCCCGCTTCGCGCCGAAGCTCAGTTCGTGAACGACGACAGCGACATGGATGCGCTCGATACGGCGCAGCGGCGAATCAGTTTTTTGGAAGGCGGAATCGCCGATACCACCGCAGAGATTGCTGCGCTCAAAAAAGACTGCGACAAACTGAAAATCGTGCTGGCTGATCGCTACCAGCACTCCATTACGAACAAGTACTGGACAGTCGAGGTCGTCGAAAAGACGGCTCCCATCGACTGGAAACGGGTCGCCGAACACCTCGGCGGCGAAGAGGCAATCCTGGCATCCGGCGAATCGCTGGAGAATTTCCGCCGGAAAAATAACCGAAGACAAATATCAATCAAGCGCAATAAAGAGGAGCAGGGATGAGCGATTTTCAGCAAAAGCCGAACACCGGCAAGGCGTGGCGCACTAGCAAAGAGGATAAGACTCGGGATCACGAGCGCCTCAAAAAGTTCGACTGGTACAACAACCTCGAACGTGAGCAGAAAGCAGAAAAGATCACTGCGTGGTCAGGCAACTTGCTGGTCGAAATCGATGGTCAGGAAGTCAGCCTGGGTATCGGCATCACCGAAGAAAAGTCCCGTCGTGGCGTTGAACAGCTAGGCATTCGCGTCTGGCAAAAACGGGCTCGGGAGGACAAAGGCTGGGAGGCTCCCAAAGAATCAATGGATGAAGACATTCCGTTTTGAGGAGGTAATTTTTGGGCCTGCGCATAACTCGATCTGCCGGAACCGTCCTTTATGGAGGCTACTCGCTCGACGGCAATGACCTTGAGGGTAGTTTCGATCACCGAATCTGGTTCCGTCGATTTTATTCGGCGGACAAACGTTCAGCTGTCCTCAACGTCGAGAGTAACAGCGGGGTGATCGAAGCGGTTATGCAAGATCACGGCAGCGATGCTGTTTTGCAGATCGACCCCGAGATCGAGCTAACTCTGGTCGCTATCAAAGACCAGTTTGTTGACACAGAACCCTACTGCGAGGCGTGTGGGAGAGGTGACCGCTCACCCAAACGACGGGTGCCGCAGGGCAGATTCAATGTTGAAGCTCCCCGTAGCTACCAATTAATTCGAGACGACGCGAGGAAACGATGACTGATCGCCAAAAAATCACGATTGAAGGAAATGAATATGCCGTTGAGGATCTTTCTCAGGACATTATCGCTAACCTGACAACGCTCCAGCAGGGTGATGGTGCGGTCCAGATGCTATCGAGCCTGATCCGGCTTGCTCAGGTCGGTAGCGATCACCTTTCTCGGCAAACGAAGAAACTCCTCCCAGAGCCTGCCGCAGGCGAAGGGCTGCGTGACTCGGTGGAGACCACTGACGAGGTCAAAATCGACACACACTAACCCCCCCGGCGCTGGTGTCTGAATTCCCAGCATCCTGCTCCTGCAGACATCGCGGATGCTTTTCACCCCAACGAAAGCACCGTAAGCGGTTTGACCCCCCCGTAAGCGTCAAAACGGGGTCACCTAACAAAGAGAGGGTATTTTGGTCCAGGCGACCGGCAGCGTCAGGATTTTCCGGGTCACCTATGCCCGGCTCCAGAGAAACAGGCTCGATGAAGCGGCGTCCCTCGACGATCTTTGCAGCGCCCAATTGAGTCAACTGCCGGATTCATTCTAAGATTCGCGGACTGGTTACTTGTCTGCGTTTCGACACAAGGACAAGTTTATGAGTGATGTAACATTTGCGGAATTGGCTGAAGAATACTTGAGCCAGCCGACTGTCAAGCAGGGGAACAAAAAATCCTATTGGGCGAAAAGAGCAACTGATCGTATGGTCAGTGCCTGGGGACGAAAGCAGGTAAAGGACATCAAGGATAGGGATGTACGAGAATTTTTTCGACGCATATCCAGGCTAGAGATTGGAAATGCAACAAAAAACAACTACGTCACCTATTACCGCGCTGTGATGCACTTTGCTCGCGATGAGCTTCGCGCAATTGACTATGTTCCCAAAGTTAAGTCTCTTCCGGAAAAACCTCGAACAGATTTTTTGGAAAAGGCTGAACTCTACGCATTGGCAGGGGCGTTAGATCCGCTGAGAGCGGACATCATGTGGACAGCTGTTTACACGGGGCTACGGCACAGCAACGTATCGCATATGAAAATTGAGTGGCTTGATAAAGACACTCAACATTGCACGTTGCCTCCAGAAGTCACAAAGAATGGCTCGGACCATGAAGTACCGCTATTTGGTAAATCGCGTGAAATTATTTTGCGCAGGCTGGAAATTGCCGAAGACCTGCAACACAAGCATTCTTGGTTGCCCAAGATTGAATACGTGTTTGTGCAGACGGGCGGCATGAGGAAAACGCTGGGGAAGCCACTGTTCCACGTGACGAACAGTACGTGGCGCAATGCAGTCAAAAAAGCTGGTCTCAAAAAGGGGACTAGGTTCCATGACCTCCGGCACACCTTTGCCACGATGCACAAGCGAGCGGGGACTTCTGATAGCGATCTACAAACTTTAGGAGGATGGAAGAGTCATCAGTCGATGGAGCGGTACAGACACGTCACCAGTCCAGAACTGAGAAAGGCAGCTGAGAAGCTGAAAGACTTTGTTTAGGGGGCGGTAACATGACCCGCTTTTTGGGGACCATAACCTTGTCAAAAGTACACAAGGTCATGCTCAAAAGACCCAAAGCGAGTCTATGTTACTCATCCGTAAGTCTTTGAAATAGAAGCGATAGGTAGGCTTAGCGCTTACTGACACGACCTTTTGAAGGTCACGTTACGCTTTGGGAAAGAAGATTAATATCAACAACTTACGCACAAGTAACCAGTTTTTGTTGATTACAATTATCATCCGTTGATTGCAAGTTGCTGTTATATAAGGGGAAATTTGACCGTATAAGGTCATGGTTCTAATAGAAGAGAGTCAAATAAATCCACGCCCCGAAGATCACAACCAGCATCACAACTAGCCCAATCCCAACGATCTGAAGTGCCTCTCGAATCTCTTTCTTGCGTCTCGCACGCTGACGCTTTAGCGCATCCACCCGCTTTCGGTGAGCTTCCTTGCTGTCCTCGATGCGTTGGCATATCTGGTTCCATTGATCGGCTTGACCAGATAGCAACAATGCATCCTTCAATTGTCTCGAAAACGTTTCACTTTGACGACGAGCGATCTGAAGCTGGAGCGATTCTTTAACGCTCAAGACGCCAGCTTTTTCCTCCTCAACCTTGCGGATCTCTTCTTCGACACTCACGTACCGGGAGATAAGCCCGACTAAGCTACCTGCATTCCCCCCGGACTCTTTTATGGTTGCGAACGCAGAGTTGAGCGCCGACAAGCTGTCGAGGACGCCCTTGATGACCACAATCTCGGATCCAAACCCAAACATAATTAGTCATTGAATTCGCTTCCATGCGGTGGAGGGAGGGCAAGCTGTGATCTTCAGCGTGTAGGGACTACCTCTTCGACATCCAGGCGGAGACGCCCATGTAGGCGCCTACGATTCCCGCCATGGAGATGTAGAACAACCCCATGAGATCGCTGAGTGCGGCGACCCTGGATTCGCTCACAAGCGGGGAAAGGATCGTCGCAGTGAATCCCACAATCGAGACAATTGCCCCCGTAGCCATGCGGCGCTGGGCATCACTTTTCTCTTCAGCCAATTCGAGATCAAGGAGGCGATTTCCGCGATCAATTTCCACGTCGCTGACAACGCCGTCCTGATCCAGGTCAAAATCTTCATATCGACTCCGGTCCTGTAATTTCTTGCGGGTCATTGCTGGTTTTCTTCTTGAAGTAGCCCCTGAACAACCTGCCACCGCCTTTCATACTCCCTGCCGGTAGCGTCACCAAAAAGAAGATCAGCCTTGGTCACGCTGTTCTTGAGCGTTGAGTCCGACATTGACCACTCCCCAACACCCCCGCTTGCAAGAGCCTGAGAATCTTTTTTGGAAACTCCATTGCTCCTTAAAATCTGGACAATTTGGAGATTATTGAGCCCCGCATCGCGTGCAGCTGAAACGATCTTCAGCATCCTTTCAAATGCCTCTCTACGCGCATCTGACGCCCTTCTAAAGGCATCCCTAAGCTCTCTGTCTGAAACGTCGTTGACGTCCCTGAACACGCTTGTAAGGATTCTGGTGGCGTCTCTCTTGCTCTGATTGAAGTCATAAGCTCTGAAGTGCAGAGACACTTTTGGATCTAGCGTGCTTACACGAAGTCCGCCAAGCGCAGCCATTTCATCTTCGAGCTTATAAACCCGACCAGATGCGCTTCGATCCCCATCAACAGCCTTTACCGTCCGCTCAATATTGCTAAGAACGGATGGTCCAAGTCCTTTAATCAGGTGATAGGTAATAGCTTCAGTCTGCTCTAGCGCAGAATCCTCTGCATTGAAGACGCTGCCACCAGTCATTTTTTCGTTCTGGAACACTTCCATAATATTTTGGAAGGCAATATCTGCCCCAAAGAACGGCTTTAATGCTTCGACTGCAGACTGTGTAACAGCATCGTCAATCGGCTGATCTCTTAGCAGAGCATTAATTGGGCGCTTCCAATAGTTGTACGGGTCAAATGCAGACATATCGACGTACCGCAGCTTTCCGTCTTCTCGCCCGATAAACGCCAGGTTTGAGTTTTCACTCCACTTCGGACCAAGCAGACGAACCGCTTCCTCCTCGTCCTCATCGACATCCATCATGTTCATAAGCGCTGACTGAAGTGCATACACTCCAGCTGACACCATGCCTAGCCCCGCAATTCTGCGAGGGACTGTCGGTGCAAGATCAGGGTCACTCATGTCCTGCTTGAGGTACTTGAGCATGTTGAACGAGGTTCTAATTATTTCTGCAGGGAAAGAAACAAACGTACCGACCAGAGGGAACCGGCGAAGCTTTTGAACTCCGCGTCCAACCAAAGAATAAGTCGGGTAGGTGTCTCTAATTCGCCTTGCCGCAATAGGCTCTGCCTCTTCTCTGGTGATGCCTTTTGCATCCATCAGAATGTCAATTTCGTTCTCAAAGCCGACAATCTTCCAAAGGTCATCCCCGAACTGATAGAGCTTGGTCGCGTTATCAAAAAACCACTTGGCACCTTTTAGCTTGTCGTCGAAAAACAGGTCTTGCTTGGCATCATCCAGCAGCGCCATCATCTCCCCGGCATACGGGGTATCATAAACAACGCCAAGCTCTTTCAATCGACGCAGGTAAGCGATCTCTCCACCGCCCCCGGTAAAGTACGACTCCATTGCAGCAAAAGATTTAGACAACTTTCCTGCATTGAAGTGACCATTCGCCAACGTGAACATGTACGCTGACAGGTAGTTCCTAGCCAAAGTCGTAGGAGCAATAACCGTCTTGCCGTACTTGATGGCACCATTCGCCTGTACGATTGCGCGGTACCAATCCTCCATCTGCTCTTTGCCCAGAGCATCCCTAAACGCCTGCTCAATCTCAGGAGTTGTTTTTAATCCGTTGAGGGGAGCCATGACATCAGAAGTTTCTGATGCAAAAGTAACGTAGGCATCAGCTGGGGCATCTTCCCGATCAAACAGAAACGTCCCCATACCGATTTCTTTGACGCGCTTTAGAAAGCGATCATTGAACAGCAGCCGAGACATCTTGGTCGCTGACTTGGTGAAGTTGACCTTCGGATCAACATACTCGCCCAGGAGCGCCCGTATCTCTGGAGCAATGTCTTTGCGGTGTTTCAAAATTGAAAGGTCTTTTGCCCCTAATTTTGATTCCCGAATAAATGCTTCCATGTTGTCGTAAGCAGTTCCCTCTTTGAGAATCTCGTTGAGGACCATTTCGACATTAGGCGTGCCCCGGTTCTCTAAATACTCACGAGCATTATTCAGAACCTCGTCTGGCACCTTGTTTGCCCACTTAGGATCATCGAACGCCTGATAACTACGATTGGCGTAACTGCCAATGTTCCTGGCTATGGTGTTGAGAAGATCGACTTTAGCAACAGCCGCTTCAGTCTTACCCTGACTCAAAAGTTTTTGAGCCTGCTCAAAGACAACGCTCGAATACTCAACAGACATATTGTCGAGGTAACGACGCATCCCAATGATTGCATTCTTAATGTCAGGGTCTAAGCCGAGGTCATCAATCTCGCTGAACCTGGTTGTTAATGCTTCCTGCAAAGACCGCTGTTCTGCTTCATCTAGATCGCGGTTATAGACGTCACTAACTGCTCGGTCGTATTCAGAAAGAATCTGCTTAATATCAATCTCAACCGCGCCCATTTCAGAATCGCGTTTGATCTTTTCATCAAAAACAGAGCGCGGCAGCAAACCGCCAGGCGCAAGATAGCGCCGGAATGCGGTCTTTACCCGGTCCAATATCGGCTTGTTTTCTTCTCGGATTTGCGCGTTTAGATTTTCAGCTACTTCTAGCGGGTCGGAATCAGTCGCGTCCTGATCCCTTAAATCTACTTCATCTCGTCGATCAGCTTCGAGAGCCTCTGGACCGCGAGATTGATTTGAGTCTCGCTCAGACTCGCCAATTCCTTGTTGAACTGGTCCTGGTCCTGGTTCGAGTGCAAGTCGGACTGGTCCAGATATTCTCGGTCCTGCTTCGTCACCTTCGATGATTTTTCTGAATTCAGCTTCATAGTCCGTTGGCTCCGATTTCGCGTTCCCGACACCATGAACCTTATAGAGTTCCTTCTCGGGATACCAGATGATCGCCTGTAGCGCCCCCATATTAATCGGGTTATTGCTTTCGTACCGATTCACCTTGGCGAGGGCTCGCCCCATAACATCTCGAATATACTCGCGCTCCGTCCCATTTTGGGGAGCCTGCTTCTCATCCTGAGAGTTCTTTAAGGTATTGGAAGCTTTGTTTAGTGCATTTTTTTGCTTGAAGCCTCCTGCCGCATAAGCTCGCTGGATCTGAATTGCATACTGCAACGCATACTCGTCATCTTTTCTAAGCTGAACCCGCTTGATCCCATCTCGTCTTAACTTGTTTCTGTAATCGTCACTCAGCGCGACATCCCGAAACTTCTCTAACTGAATAGGAAGCTTGCGCCTTGCCTCTCCAAGGAGGCTTCCTGTAAGCCTGCCCCAGGTACGCATAAACCAGCGGTCCATTGTCAGCGGATCATAGTTTCCATTCAGGTTTTGATAGAACCCACCGCCAATTTTTGGACCCAAAATTGCTGAGCCTTTAAGCGTAGTACCCGTTAGCTCTCCAGAGACTGTCAGACCAAACGTATCTTCAAGCGTTTTGACAGTAACGTCTTTATCCATGAACTCTCTGACGGAATCTACGCCCTGAACCGAAATAAGCCTGTTCAGAAGAGAAAACGCACCCTTCATCGCCTGAGCTTCTTTGCCTACGCCAAAGTCTGGAAACTGATTGGTTTGTCTGTATTCGTCATAGAGCCGAAACGTATTTGCTGAATTTTCAGCTACAGATGCGCCATTGCTGGTAATCGCCATGATTGCGGTAAACGCAAATTTGGCGTTTGAATCTGTTTCAATTTCCGGGAATCGTTGAGCGGCAAGGCTAAGAGCGTTAGCAACTTTTTCTTGATACCACTGCCCTGCGTTACCTTCCTCATTGAGAGCTTGCAACGCCTCATGGGCGATCATGTCCGAGATTAGTTCAGCGTTCTCTTCGGTGCGCTCTGTAAGATCTTTATCCGGATACGCCTCGGCAACTCTCTGATCGAAAGCTTCAGCAATCTTTCTGATCGTTGATTTGCCATCAACCTCAAGAGGGGCTTCGTCCCGGTACAAAATACCTGAAGCTGTGACTTTCTGAGAAGCGACAGGCAGCTCATCTACACGCGCGATGGGCTGAACACTGTCTACATAGATTAAATTATCTCGACGTTCGCTGGGTTCACTCCGTACAACCGATCCATCGGCGTCCCCGTCATTGTCTGAGATCGCTCCAACCACGCCTTCACCGGCTTGTTCCGTCTCAGGGCTACCTTGGCTTTCTTCTCTACTTCCAGGTGCCCCAAGTCCCTCATCTCTTCCGGGGCTGGCGGGTGCCCGAATTTGAGGGAGTATTCTTCCAGAATCCCCGTCTTCGACTTCTGCACTTTGATCTTGACCATCTGTTATCTCCGCTTCCGTGTTAAGAGCCGAAACCTCGGGATCTCTAATTAACCCCAAGATTGCTGCATAAGTTTGAGGGGCTTCACTTTTGAGTTTAGCAGGACTGTAAATAAAGGTTGCAAAAGCTTGAGCGAAAATTTCGGTTCTTAGAAACTCTAATCTCGTAAATGATTCATCCTGGTCCACCCTAGACAATAGGGAAGGATCGTTTAGGTATTTAAAAGGATACGAAAACTCTAGACCAAAATCAGTTCCGCTTGTGTATAACTTATAAAGTTCTGCAACAATTTCTCCGGTCTCAGCGATTAGATCACCATCAGCATTTTGCTCTACAGAGGAAACGGAAAATCCGGGAAGACGTGCTGATATGTTGAAGCGATTATCAGCCGCGTGAGCAATTTCGTGAGCGAGCGTGTGTCTAAGTAAACCGGTTTGTTCTGTCCTGCTCTTGATGTAATTTGTTGATACGCCGACATAACCTTGCTTGGAGGCGTCCGTAGCAAAGAACCCGCCTAGCGTGGATTTCCCCGGATTAAAGTAACCGAATCCATCAACCGAATTTAGCCAGGATTGAGGCAATCCCATAGACAGCAAATCAATGATCGCTAAAGAAAGCTTGTTACTATTTGGATTAGGTGCATATCCAAAATTAAAAGGTTTCGTTTGTAAGGTAGGGGTTTTAATTGTTACCCCAGTTAAGTTTGCTATTTGGGCGAAAGTAATATTTGGCTTTACGTATTCGTCACTAGTTCCTGGAAATGTTGTATTACGGTTCTGGTTGTTAAAACCAATAGCAATATTGACCGCTTCCATAAGGGAGTAGGGAGACAACTCTTGAGAGCGATCAATCGGCGGATCGTTTCTAAATCTGTAACCTTGCGGCTGGGTAGGGCGTTGAATCTCCAATGCATCTTGCTTAAACGTAATACTTTGGAGGATTGCCTGATCTATCTGAGATAAGGCAACTTCACGTTCATATCCTTCTAGCTGCATTGCCTTCTCAAGCGCAGACTCGACCGGAATTTCATCAGGGATTGGCTGATCATTAGCCTCAGCCTCGTCAGCTATCTCTTCTTGAATAGAACCAGGCAAATCTTCCAAATCAAGAGTTTGAGCCTCAAGCTCAGATTCGGATTTAATTCGCTCAATTCTTGAGACAACTTCAGGAGTGCGAATAGTCCTCTGATTACCATCTTCATCAACTACCTGAACCGATACGGTGTCACCTTTCTCGTTAGCATTGGTGCGAAGATAGGTATACCCCTTGCCTCGAAAGGTTAGTTTCGAGGTTGAGTAATCAAATTCCACATCGTTTTCAAAAACGACGGGATCGTCAGTAACTTCAACGCCCAATGCCTCCGCTGACTGCGATTCGCCTGACTCAATGAAGATGTCCTCGTTGTCTGTAACGACATAGAAGCCATCATCTTTTTCTGCAAGAATTCCTCGGGCACCCAAATAAGTTACATCTCTACCCACAATATTCTGAAGGGGAGTTTGTGCTTGAGGGGCGGCTTCTTCCTGTGTGACAGGATCTGCTTCTCCAGGGACAGGCTGATTGGATGCCGCTTCTTCTCTTTTGAGAATATCTTTTACTTTCCGGCGAGCTTCAATTTGGTCGAACAGGGGTCCATACAACTCTGAAGCAAGCCTGTCTCTGACAGATGAACCTTCCGGACCTTCAGGGACTCGACCTCTAACCGGTTTGAAAACCGGACCTTTTGACCGCATGCCCAGTGCAGCCAGTTTACGTTCCTCTAGATCAGGATCTAGTTCAGGTTCCTCTTGAGGTCGAGGAGAGTCTTCTGCTTTAAGCTCTTCCTTAGCAGTCTTGACCAATTCTGTGAATTTTTCAGCGGCAATATCTTCTTCGGCTTTAAGGTTTTCAGCGGCAATATCTTCTTTGCTAATTCGGCTTGTTTGTTCAACAGGATCTTTCGTCACTACGCTAGTGACGCCGCCAAACAGAGTGCCACCTATTACCCCAGCTGCCATAGCATTGAGGTAACCTGAGTATTTAGATTCGTCTGTTAGGGCTTCCTCGAAAGCACCCATCAAGTCTGAGTGGTTCTCTTCAACGTACTCAAGGGCGACATTCTGGACAATCTCCTGCATCCCCTCGGTAACTCCCTCTATTCCTGCAGTTTTAGCCGCTTCCAAAAGGACTCTAGACCACATTGGCGGTTTGTCGGCAGATTTACCCGCCATATCCGCAGCAACAGATTGATACTGGCGACCAGGAAATATGCGCTTGAGCGCTCGCATCGGAGCGAGTGCATCTAGCCCACCACTCGCAATCCCGGTAATTAAAGCTACACCAGGTGCTTCTTCTCTCTCCTCTTCGAGAATTCTGGTGAAGCTTTCCCCGGCACCCATACCTGCACTCGTCAGGTACGCACCAGCTCCTGCTCCTATCCTTCCCGATTTTGCTAACGCAGCCGCCGTGTAGTCGTCAGCCACTCTTTTTCGAAAAGAATCCTGCGCTCGACTAGTAACAACATTTTTTGCGTAATCTTTTGCCTTCGCCTGAATGGCTTTCTTTGCTGCAGACTTTGCAACTACACCGCCTATGCCACCTCCTGCAACCGCTGTTGCAAGGCTAGGAATAGCATTACCCGCCGTGTACAAGGCATACGATATGAAGTCATCAAACCCATCAATGTCCTCTAGACGACCAACATCAGCTTGGCTCTCGCCAGCTTCCTCCATTTGCTCGTTGTAGTAATCGAGCCCTTGATAAAACAGATCATCATTTCCAAACGCAGACCCAGCAAGAGCAAGCAGTCCACCGCCCAGCGCTTGTGTTTGATCTATGCCAGCGCTAAGACCTTTTGTGAATTCATAACGGTCGTCTTCTACCGCAAGATTTCTCTGACTAGAAGTCTGAACGCGATTGTTAGCGTTAAGGTAAAGAGGCACTAGTTTGAGCCTGTAGATGGAAGACCCAGCGTATTTACTCTCATTCTAGGTGCAGATAGCGCTCGTCTTGCTGTATCTTGATTAAACAACCCCCGTCGAAATTCGTTGAAAAGATCTCCGTAACCGTCCTCTATTACCACACGACCTCTGCTGTCGTTATCAAGGAAGCTTGCAAGCTCTAACATCTCTCGTCTAGTTAGATCCCTTTTTAGCTCCCGCGTAATATTTTGGTACGGTCGAGATTCTTTCACCATGTCTAGGAGTTCTTGAACCCTTACCTTGCCTATGTCTTCGGGCTCCCTGTCGAAATGAGCAGCTTGCTCAACCAGAGTCTTCATTATTCTTGGAGTGTTCAAAACTTTTCCCCAAGTCATTCCATACGGAGACATCGCATCTTTTGCACCCCCTTCGATAAATGATGTAATCCTCGCTCGTGCTTCTTTTTCTGCCTCTCTAGACTCAATTTCCCAACCTTGTCCAAACCTACGCTTTCGGGCTAGAAGCATTGCCGGGTAATTCCTCTGACCTTCCCGCGTGTAGTACATGTGTCCCGCATATCCTTGTACTAGCTCATTGCCATCTATCAGGACTTGATTGCCAGAAAGCTTTTGTCCTTCTGTCATCGGGGCGATATAAACTGCTTGATTACCTTTACCGTCTTCTATCGTGACTTCGACTTCGCCCGTAAAAAAAAGCCCCTCGTTTGAAGCCCTTTGCATTGACACCGCTTTTCGGTCTACGATTTTCCAATTACCGTCCTGATATCTTTTGGGCGCATAAATAGCTGTCTCATCAATTACCGCACCCTTTTTGGTTGCTTTATCTACAAGCTGATTAAACGCTGCTAAAAAGTGTTCTTCGACAACCGGTCTACCAGCTCGTAGGTTTTGGAGTTCACGCCCAAAATTTTCGGCTTTGATAAACTCTGTCGGATCTCCTGAGTTTGCCGGATCCAGATTAGTGCCTTTGAGGACTGCATAGGCGTCGTTGAAGCGTTTTTGTACGGCAGGGTCTTCTATATCTAGTGTGCCAGCGTCGATGGCTTCATTCAGAACGTAGAGATCTTGAGCAGCGAAGGCTTGATCCTCAGTCCTTTTATCCTTTTCACGAGCCTCTTTCGTTGCGTCGAGACCCTGTTGTTTTAGTTGAAGCTCTAGGTTTTGGTTTTCTGCCCTAAGTCTGTCTATATTCTGTTGTGCAGCTGCATCACCTCGTTGAGCTGCAAGAGACTTGATTCGATACTCTGCCGTAAGTCTTCTGTCTTCTGCCGCAAGTCTTCTTTCTTCTGCGCGATCCTCACGTGCCTGTGCGCGATCCTTGGCTTGTTGTGTAATTTGGTCTTGGCGGAACTTTCGATCCTCCGCTTGCATCTGCCTTCGGAGACCTAAGTCTTGCTCTCTTAACTCTGCTGCTCGCTTATCGTTGAAAGCGTCGGAGACAAGACCAAACCCCTTAGTAAAGCCGTCTGCAAATGACATAAATCACCTAGTCGAAAAGTTTGTTAAGGAGGAAGGCAACGCCCAAGCCGATAGCAACAGGTGCGGCAATACTGCCTATGTTTGACATAAGTCCAGATCCCCCGGCTGATGAACTACCAGCAGCTGCACCTCCAGCCCCACTAGATCCAGCTACGGTAGCGCCTTCAGTAAGTGCTGTTCCTACCTCTGGCGTAACAGGAACCACCGGAGAGGCTCCCAGAGAAGTCTCTGCTGCAATGGTGTTAACAGCTTCAACTGGTGAATAATTACTTCCAGATGCACCTGGCGAGGGGATGACTTGGCGCAATTGATTTTCAGCGCCTTGAATCATGTTGGTTGGCTCATAACTGATTGGTTGGTTAATCAGCGTCGTCGTACCGCCTGACGAGGCGGGAAGATTCTTGATCCCGTACATCGCTCCGATGCCAGCACCAGTTCCGTAGGTTTGCGCTTCTTGTGCCTGTTTTGTGGCTTCCAAAGCTTGTGCTTGTCGAACGTCTTGCGCCTCAATTTCGCTGGCTCTTCGAAACCCGCTAGTCGCAAGCTTACGAAGACCCTGACCTCTAGCAATCAAACTCATGTCAGCGATCCTCTTGCCCTTTGAGACACAGCCCCACCAATACCAGTGACAAGCCGCATCATTCGGTCTGTGTCACGCATCCGGGTATCATTCAACGCACCTGTGAGGGCTCCAACGGTGTCATTGCCGCTACCAATTGCACTGTTACCAGCGATACCTAAACGCTCGTAATCTCTGTTCTGTTGCCCCTGAACATTTGCACCCGCGTCCAGTACGGCTCCTCGTGTTCTGACCAAATCAGCGCCAAGTGATGTAGTTCCAGTTGGCGTAATGCGACTTAATAAATCGCTTTCTACAGGCGCAAATCTATTCAAATAGTCCTGCGTCTGTGCGCGGATCAGGTCAGCATAGAGTTGGTCTCCGGGAAAATGTTTCCGATCAACACCCCGATATCGACCAGGATTGATCGCCGCATAGGGGTTGTCCGAATACACAGCTGAATTCATGCCGTAGAACGACATAACCTGATTTCTCGTTTCCGGATTCAGGTTTTGAACAAACATTTCGAGTTCGCGCTGACTCATGCGTTTAATCCTATGCCAGCCGCAGCGCCAGTCACCGTTCCCGCCAAGCCCTGAAGAGTACTCGACCGTCTTAAGTCGGATTCAGCTTGTCCTCGTATCCGGTCGGCTGCTGACGCTGCAACATCCATCTGACCTTGGAAGGCATCTGTTTGTATTCCTTGACCCATACGAACAATGTTCTGGAGCCCGGCATATCCCATATCTGTGTTGGTAATGCCGCGATCTGCAGCTGCCATTCCCATGCCTCGCGCCTTAGCACCTTGAAGAGCCTCGGACTCAGCCATAAACGCGCCAGAAGCTGGATCAAAACCACGATTGAACGCACCTCGTCGTTGGTCTCTGATCCCAGGTTCGTAAGCCTCAGCGGCTGCGAGAGAGCCACCTGCCATAGCCCGGTTATAATTCGAGTCGTCAAATGTGTTTTGCACATTCTCGATGTACTGATTTTCTATCGGAACAAACAAATCGCCGTATTGCTGAAGCATAGTCGATGCTTGCTCCATCAGTGCTAATCGAGATTTCCGTTCCTCTGGATCTGAACCACCACCTCCAAAACACATGTCAAATAATCCTTTTCATGATGACGCCTGAGTCCTTGAATCCCAGGCGATTGAGTAGTTTTTTGTAATTGTCGCCAGCGATACCGGTGGTGATGCCAGCGCAAACCTCTTTAGCTCCGCGTTCTTTCGCGAAATCAGTGAATCCATTTAGTAGCCGAATCACTGTCTTCAAAATCCCTTGTCGATGTGCCGGTTTGAACAGCAGGACCAGCTCTTGTCCGAGCTTCTCTTCGGAGAAGAAATATTCGATCACATGTCCAAGAAACACACCGATCACTAGTCCGTCCTTTTCCACTACTCGCATGTAAACATTCGACTCAGAATCAGCAGCCTGGAGGATGAAAATTGCAATCTTGGTCTCTGACCAACCACATCCGGCATAACTACTGTTGTCTTTGAGCCAACTGCCTAGCGCGTTGATCTCGGGAAAATCCTCACTACGAGGTTCCCGGATGACAATCGCCATTCAGCGTCCTATTTAGAATCGATCCGTGAGGTGAGGGCTTAGATCTTCTATGCGGGTCAGAACCCGGACCATGCCCTTTGTGAAGTGAAACCCGATATTTGACCGGATTTATGTGCCTATATTACTAATAGAAGTCGATTTTTTCACCAATTTATGCTGGCGGTGCAGGAAATGAAACGTCAGCGATATCCAGGATATCCTCGTTTTCTGACGGCAAATTCCTCAGTTTTTCCCGGTACTCCTGCCATTCGTTTTTAGCGCTATCCGACAACGGCGAATCTGGCAGCTGGGTCCAATCGGTATCCGCCAGCATCAAATCTCGACGTAGCCGCAATTCCAATATTGCAGCATCGTTTTTGACAGTATCACTTGGGGCTGGTTTCTGAACGATTTTTCCGTCTTGAATCATGTCGGACGCATCGTCTGCGACGCCTTCCATGATCAATTCGTCTTCATCCTTTTGCAGATCAAACATTGCATCGGGACAAGAGCCTGTCCGTAATATGGTTCCATCCTGGGCGTAAACAATGAACGACTTCATTTCTTCGTTTCCAGCGTTCTGAAATATCGGTCAGAAACGATAATTTTGGGGGTGGTGCTGGTATACCACCACGGCATAACCTTGACCTTGTAGATATAGGTTCCTGCCGAAGGGGAGTCGCTATAACCAAACGTGACAGGCTTTCCGAACCCGTCTATCAACATCCTTTTCGTTTCATACATCGGAGTTCCGCTATTCCCTCTAAAAATGCCAACCTTCGCTCTCCTTCCGGGTTGGTACACAGACGGGTCTTCCCGAATAATCAAGCTGACAAACAGCTCTATCGGAGCCCCGGTCGCTGCATGAGTTATCGTCTGAACTGTGTGCCACCCATTTGTCTGAGCCGAATAATCCCCTGTCGTTAACGCCGAGATCGGGATCGTAACCGCCTGGTCCGCGATCTTAACCGTGTCAACGGCAAGATTAGCAATATGCCCTGTATTAACCGCTAGCGAGGCAATCTGAATGGTGCCATCGACGCTCGTAATGGTTGACCCGTCGAGGTTGATGAGGCTCGTATCGAGCTGTCCCGTTACGATCTTGCTGGCGTCAAGAGATGCAGTGACATGCACGTTGTCAATCGTTGCTTGACCAATCGTTGCTGATGTAATGGTGCCGTTCTTGATAAACGCGCCATCCATGTACACGCCTCGCGGAACCACCTGTCCATTGACAGTTTCACTGCTTGCTACCACTGTGAAAGGAACTACAGAATTCTCATTGTTGGCAGGGGTGTTTGTCGCGTTCCCTGCGATAAGCGGATTGACGATTGCAAATTTGTCAGCCGTCACCACGAAGGCGCTAGTTGGCGTTGCCCCATTGGACGTGTTGCTAAGACCGAAACCACTTACATAGCCGTTCGTATCGAGTTTCACCGAATACTGGCTTGAGAGTCCTTGCGTAGAATCACCGATTGCGTTTTGCGCGACCTCGATAGAGTTTTTGATTCCACCAGTACCATCCGCGCCTTCGACAGTTACTTGCAAGGTATCTATCTTTGATGCACTTGAAGTCCCGTTTGGAAACACCTCTGTTTGAATGACTTGCAGTGCATCAGCTGACGCGACGATAGCTGCCTTCGATGGATCACCGTCCGTCCAAATAGCACTGCTTAGCTGGTTTAACCGACTTGCCTGACTGGTGCCATCCGGAAACACTTCCGTTTGTATGGTGTTTAGCGCGTTTACAGTAGCTAGACGAGAAACGCCTCCAATGGCTCCGTTGACAAAAACCTCTGATGCCAGGCTGTCGATTGACGATGTCTGGCTATGTCCATTTGGAAACACCTTTAAATCTACGTCATTAAACTGTTCAGCAGAAGCAAGCTTGCTGTCGCCACCAGCTGTAAAAACCTCGGTAAACAGACTATCTATTCGTGACGCAGACGCGGTTCCATCTGCAAATACCTCTGTCTGTAATTCGCTCAACGCAGCAGCAGTAGCAAACTTCAACGCGCCATCCTCATCCCTTATTTCAGATTTGAGATTATCAATGGCTGAAGCGCTTGTGCTGCCGTCTGGAAATGTTTCTGCTTCGAGCAGGTTTACGACCGTTGAGATAGACGTAAAGCCGGTCGTCGGATGATTTATCATCGTGTCCAACGAATCGATGCGAGAAGACACGGCACCGCCTGGAGTAACGCCGTCTCCCCAGACTTCTGTCTGCAACAGCGAAACAGCGCCAGCCTCGGCAAGTTTGACGTTGTTACTAGAATCGAACATCGCATTGTTCAGAGCGGTCACTGATTCCGACAAGCTTTTCACCTGAGTCGATGCGCTTGCGTCATTTGGGTTGTAAATCGCTTCCACGGAATTCGTCAGTGATTGCAGCCCACTCGCGGTGGCTAATCTAGACGTGCCATCAGTATTGAAGACCTCAGTATCGAGCTGCGTAATATCGCCCTGGATTGTTTTAATGATGCTGTCGTTAGTGCCGTCGTAAATAGCCTCAACAGAATTCGTCAGTCCCGCCAATGCGCTTGTGGTTGCTAGACGTGCATTACCACTGCCATCAAAGACCTGGCTTTCTAGATCCGTTACATCGGTTTGAATGGTCTTTACTATTGAGGGATTCGTGCCATCGTAAATAGCCGTGACCGTGTTCGTAAGACCAGTCAATGCCGCGCCAGTTGCGAGGCGAGCTGACCCATCAGAGTTGAACACTTGGCTTTCGAGATCCGTTACATCTGTCTGGATCGTCTTTACAACGCTTGCGTTAGATCCGTCATAGATAGCCTCTACGGTATTCGTTAAGCCGGTTAGCGCTGCCGTAGTCGCCAGTTTCAATGCGCCACTGTTATCGAATACAGCGCCTTCGAGTGCTGTGACATCAGTCTGTATGCTCGATATAGAATTGCCTTGGGTGTTTACGGTATCTGTCAGCGACGTAACCGCTGCCCCTGTAGCTAGCCGTGCAGATCCGTCAGAGTTAAAGACCTGTCCTTCGAGCTGCGTAACCTC